CATTTGTAGATCCTTACGAACGCGCTACAATGTATCTGCAAGTTAAACGCTTATCTGAAGATTTAGAAGTCATTAAAAATAAGATCGAGTCAGACATTTATACAGATGTTCCTGAGATTAAAACTGTTGTTAGTGAAATTATGGATCCAAACACAGGTTTACCTAGCATAAGTTCATCTAAAGAGTCTTATAGTCTACATTTTATGTCTCCTGAGAATTCTGATGTTATTGAATGTCCAGAATCTAACTTAGTTGATCTTGATTTTGACAAAGGATCTATTTTATTAGCAGAAAATGCAATTAGATACTCGTTAATGTGTCAGTCAGGCGTTGAGCGTAAACGTGTAAAATATTGTAAAAAGTTGATAGATAAGATTCTAAGTATGAAATTGAATGATATCGGTTCTCGGATATTGTCTTCTAAAGACTTATTATCAGAACTCCGTAAAATGGGCTCTGCAGTGAAAAGTGTATTGCAAGATTGGTTTTCTGGGCTGGTGTGTGATGTTATTTCTTATGTAAGTGATATGGTTTTCGAGTATATTGAACGATTTTGTGAGAATCCGTGGGCTTTTATACCTTCCTCTTTAGAAGATACAAAGCTATCTCATTATATGTATAGTAATCATCCGAAATTGAAGGTCGCATTATGGAAAGACTATATTTTATATAAGATGAACTATTGGTTTGAAAATAGAGGTCTACCGCCTTCACGACATATTTGTTGTTATTATAACACTCGATCAGCATATGAAGAACATGTCCGAACAAAGACTAAGTTAGAAGAGTATGAAGAGACGTTATATAAGCCCATGAGCATGCGCGATTTTGCTCTTAAGGCTATAGCGCAGATATCAGGTAGGGAAAAAGAGACTAAGATGGAATGGCCAGATTTAATGCGTGATGCAATATTACCGTTAGGCCTATCATATATCGTCGTCACTTCTTTTATACCTGCACTAATTGAACAGTTTTCTAACTTATATTGCGATGTTCAGGTAGGATATGATATGTCTGTTGAAGAAGTTAAAATAGCAGATCGACAAACTAAAGATGATTGGTATAAAGCTAAGCAGGAAATATTTCTTTCTAAACCCAGTGTAGAAGTGTCTAGAACATATTCTGAATTAGAGTCAGCTACTCTTAAGAATGTGTTTTTTATCAGAAACACTTGTAACAAGAAAATAGTATCTGCCTTATCTTTTGCTAATCATTTTATGATTGTGCCATATCATTATGTCCGTGAATCTTATGGACATGTCTTGCAATGTCTAAAAACTGAGATTTCTAGCTATGATTTTCCGGGTAATGCTATTATTGAATTCCAACTGTGTGAGAGGATGGTATTCAAATTACCTGGAGATCTATGCGTTGTTTATGTTGAAAAAGCAATGGATCATATGCGTACTAAAAACATACTTGATTCATTTCCTACAGA